GGTCACATCGTTATCTGAACCAAAATTCAAAACAGCAGAATCACTTTTAAGACTTACGTCATCCCCAAAAACAAGGTCATTAGCCAGCAAACTTGCTACGGCTGCGCCACTTCCTGCACCGTCCGCATAGATGATGTCCGCCGCACCGTTGGCAATAGTGACATTCGCTCCCGTCCCCTGTGAAAAAATTACGCTTTGGCCCGTAGCGTTAACCACAAAGTACAACTTGTCTCCGTCATTAGGGCTTAACGTAATGGTATTCGTGCCACTTGGGCTTCCACCCAATACTAAAACTTTATAATTGCCATCCGAAGCTGAACCATCAGACGTGGTTAAGGTAGTGGTTGTGCCTGTCAGACTAAGTGCGCCAACCCCGGAAATGGCACGGTCCAACATATCCATGTTGGTATTGGTCATGGTTCCCCAAGTACCGGAACGATCACCCGTTGCCGGTTTTTCGAGGCCCTGATTAGTTGTGTATGTGCTAGTCATAATTCATGTCCTATGCTGCAATTTTTAGCCAATCTGGTGATTGAGAAGGGGATACAGCAGTCCAAGATGGTGATTGACTGGGACTGATTTCACTGTAACTGGGATCTTGGTCTGGAATTATAACGCTCCAAACCAGAACACCGTTTGTTTCACCCGTGCCGAATACACCCGTAACAGAAACCGTTACACCAGCGGATGATGTAGCCTCCCCCACGGCACCCGTGCCTGCAACCCCTGTTACACTGACACTGGCATCACCTTCAACCGTTACCGAACCTACGGAACCGGTGCCCGCAACACCGGTAACTGAGACAGGAAAAGCCTCACCCCATGTGCCAGACCCCCATGTACTGCGGCCCCAACCGGTAATTGCTGCCATTAAGCGATCCTTATAATCGCGTTACTGGCATCCGCAGCAGGAAATACAATCTTGAAATCTCCTGAACTGGATGATTTATCTGAACCAAAATCCAGAACAATAACGGAAGGATCCCCACTGGCACTGTCATTAAAAATCAACGAGCCTCTGGCCGTAATGGTGGAAGAAGACCACGTCGAATCCGCAAAATCCGTAAGTGCGGTTGTACCACTGGTAGAAGGATCTACGCGGGTTAGCGTGTTGCCTTTAGCGGTGTAACCCGTACCAGTAACCTCGTTACTGGTTGTATAAGCTGTCGTAGCCGCAGTAAAAGAAGCGCTGTTGGTATATAACGCGGCTAGAAACGTACTACCTCCGCTGTTTAGAAAGTTGTGCTTGGCTTCCATCAATTCTTGTTTAAAAGACGTACACATAAAATTACCGGTAAAAGCCATATCAAAGTCTCCTGATTGATTCAGCAAGTTCTGGATGACCTGCATCCATCAATGCGTTATAGACAGTGGTTCGATCACTCTTAATAGCTTCACGCATGTAAAAAGCAATGGTTTTTTCTATATGACCCTTAAAGGCGTAAGCCTGTGCCTGAATACCCGGATGAGTATTGTTGGATATAGAAATAATTTTGTTTGCACAGTGGTGCGCCACTTCTTCCGGCGTAAAGCCACGATTATTTGTCGTATGAACCTCTACGGAATAATCGGAAGGAAGATCTATTTTTAATGCGTCCATCATTGTTTCGGCCTAATAACCATGCCAACACGGTAATCTTCTGTAACTTCCTTGGCTTCTCCAAACATCTTGAGAGCCACCATTGCTTCGCCAAAGCGTTTTTCATATTCGGCCATTAAATCCTGCTCCCCTTTCATATAGGTATAGGCTTCGATCAAACACCCATATAAAAGAGCTAACGTGGCATTTTCACTCAACCATGTTGTTCCACTGTCCCCCGCAGCCGTCAAGCTGGCGGGTCTGTAAAAATAGTGCATTTCCGTGGTATATCCACTATCCGGCGTCGGGCCGATAATAAAATTGGTTATGTCAAACATTGCATAATACCGGGGCGTTCCCGTTGTGGAACTATTTGGATTAAAGGACTGCACAAAATTTACGTCTTTATATTGAAGAAAGTTCTTAACGCTGCTGCTTGTGATAGATAACGAAAAAGGGGCTAAAAAATCGCTCGGCGCAGCTAAATACTGGTTAGAAGAAGTCATCGTCCCCGTTACGTTTTTACGGAAAAGCTCCAGTTGAACATTTTTTAAGATCCGTTCTTCGGACAACTTTATGAAGTCGTCCATATGCGTCACGAAGGTTGTTTCCGTATTTTCCGTATAATCCTCTATAGCGGTTTTTAAACTGGAATAAGTAAAACTCATGAGGTTGTCACCGTAACGTCCCCAACCTGACCCACGGACATAATTGGCTTAAAATCCGTTATCTCAGGAATAATCGTATCTACATAAACCACCATCGGTTCAATTCGATCTGGACGCGGGTCTTTCAGGGCTTCTGCATCCGAAACTTTGTGACGAGGATCTAGTTGCGGTTGTTTAGGTTCCCATTCCTCGCGTCCAACTAACGCCCCTGTCCACTCTTTTTTCATATCCTTCAATAAATAAGCGAACCCGGACCGATCTGAAATCCCTAATGCACGTTTTCCAACCGCATAACGAGACATCAGTTAAACCTTGCATATTCTAAACTGGGTACGATATTAAAAGAGGCTCGATCGCGATCTTCTACCATGGCACGTTCCATTTCTTCCTCGTAAAGCGGTTTTAGCAGTTGGATCCGATCAGGAGCCCGTTTTAAGGCGATGTAATAAGCTAATCCCGCAGCTAAAGCGGGATAAAACCTGAACGGTACACCTAAGCTGTTGGTGTAGTCATCCGCATCATCCATGCGCGTCAGACGATCAAAAATAAGTATGTCTGTACTATTTTCAGGTGCAGGCCAAATCTTTAAGTTAGGTGTGATCTGTCGATCAAGAAAAAACTGGGAGGGTCTTCCCGTTTGCGTTTTATTCGGAATAGTCAAAAACCCATTTCGACTTAATCGACCGGCGGAATAGCTGTTATCGTCTCGTTTAACCACCAGCGACAAAATATCAATAGTGGCCTGTGCATCTGATAAATCGACTGCCGCAGAAAGCGTGGTCGTAGCACCACTTGTGCCTCCTGTTAGGGTTTCTCCATTAGTAAACGTGCCTGTAGGAATGGTAATTGCCATCGAAGTTCCTGATGGCAAATTGGTGATAGAGGCCGTGGCCGCACTGGTTCCTCCCGTAATGGTTTCTGCTACCGTAAAACTGGAACTCGAACCTACGGTCATGGTTAAGGCCCCTGCTGGATATTCGGTAATATCTGCTGCAACAGTTACTGACGTTTGTTTAATTGTCCACTGATTTAAACCGCGGTTTGCCCAATCCGCTAAAAGCAGATTCATAGAGCGCCTTGCGGTTTTTAAATCGTACCCCGTACGAACATCAAGACCGCAGCGCTCAAAAGCCTCCTCGACATAATCACTTACATCAAGTTCAAAATCTTTGGAACCCGAGGTAGCCATTAGCGCTTCCTAATGCCGCCTCCCTGTTTGTGTTTTTTAACGCCCGTTTTTTTCACGGCACCGCCCCCACGCATAGCTTTAACATGCTTTTTTGACTTCGGGATTGTCAACCCCATAGCAAGCCGCTTATGCTGAGATATAAGTTTTTCATCCATTTTTTAGTCTCCTGTACAGTTCCGCCCGTTTCTCACGTATTTCAGAAGTGTCGTAATTTCCAGTATACCTGTCGTAATAACCAAGAGCAGCCAATTTTTGAGAGGCCTCTTGTAGCTTACTTAAGCGTTGAACAAAAACCATTGCATATGTGACTTCCACATGCGGCTCAAATGTCCCATCATCAATCAACGCATTTGTTTCATCTTCAGGATGGAACCCCATTACCCACAGATCCTTATCTTTAAAGAGCCCTTTCGCTATATCCTCATTCATTTGTTCGAGTTTTTGATGAAAAGGTTTTGAATGGGAATAGGATAAATCCACCAAGAGGACAACATCCTGCGTATCTTCAAACCGAGAAATTAAATCGTAAAGAGGTTGATACGAAGCGGAATACTTAAAAACAATAGAGACTTTATTGTCTTCCCATGCTTTTTTGGCATAAGGGCACGGGGAAAAGCCATTAAATTGGGGGCTTTTCTCTTCTAAGGCATATGCCGACCAATCACGAATTTCGTTGCATATGTCTTTTTCAAGTCCGATATATGCTTCATTCATTTAAGTATTGCAGCCAAAACGGGCCACACACCTATTTGTTGGGTAAGTAGTATCACCACACCGCCAAGTAAAAACCATTTGATTTGAAACAAGGTACGTTTTATATCCTTAACGTCCGGTTCCAATTGGTTTACCTTATCTAAAATATAGTGTTGCTGTGTGGCATAGTGATAAAACTGTACCCTCATTTCCTCCAGATCTTCTGGAACTTTCGGAATATCGCCTTGCATTTACCTGAAAACCTGTTCACTAGTTCTTAAAGAGCCGTGTATTCTTTGATACAGGTGATGGTTAACGTATACGTTTCGCCGCTTCCTGCCCCTACTGTGGTTAATAGCACATCTCCGTTTTTTCCAGAGCCGGAATAATTTGGAAGACCGCTAAATGCAGAAAAATCAAGAGAGTCACTATAGTTGGCGGGAAGTTCAATGGCTAAACGGTTAGTTGTAGCATCCCAAAGCAACTGGACACCCATCCCAACAGTAGAAAAAGAAATATTTTCTATACGAACACCTGTGCAAGTGTCTCCGTCTGCACTGGTGCTTAAAGCACTTACGTCTATCTTCGTGACAGCCGATTCGCCCGTACTGTCACTAACATTGGTAAGGTAAAACACCGCTTTACGAGGACCATCAATAATGGTCGAAACATTTACTGAATCTGCCATTTAATCCCCCTATTTTTCCTTGATAAGGCCAGCCATAACCATAGCCTTATACTTAGCGGTCCACTTAGGCGGCAACTCCTTTTTATAACGATCTTCAATTCCCGGTTTAGAAGTATCTTTTTTAGCAGCAGCCTTTTTCTTTTCTGCCATAAATCACCTCCTAACCTTACGGTTGCTCATTGAATTGCGTCATGCCGTCCGTGACACGTTGGGCAGCTACCAAAATATAGTCGCACCAAGCCGCATCCGCAGTCGTAGTTCCAGACATAGCACAAAACCAAGGCGTAAGTGCCGAAGTTGGGATATTCCCGGTTGTTGTAGTAACTTTCACCCGATCCACGTAGAAATCTACCTGTCCGGTTCCTGTCGCAACAAAACCCAAACGTCGGGTATTCGTGATGTTGGAACTTGATTCTGCACCATCTGCAAAATCAACACCGGTATCCGTCTTGGTTTCTGTTCCACCGGAATCGCAGTTGGCATAAATGTCTGCTGCACCTTCAACCAACAGAAAACCAATTTGGTTATTTGCCGTGAAAGGTACGCCTGTAGCGAACGTGCCGTTTTCCGCCAAGCCAACGAACATATCCATGTCATCTGCATCAGCAACCGCACAAGTGGCCTCAAAGAAGATTTTCTTACTGGCTTCGACCATGAAAATCTCATTGCCTTGAATCGATCCGCCAGAGTTGTCAGTAGAGCCATCGCCCGCGGACTTAGCCCAGCCACCTACATGATCCGCCAGTAGAGTCAACGTACCAGAGTTCAGGACAGCTTTAGTCCAATCATCGGTATCGTCTATATCAACACCCGTAAAGTCATCCATTTTGATGACATAATCAGGGTTGCATTGGATCGGAAGGTTTTTAAACCAGTTACCAAGTGCGCTGGAATCATTTCCAGAGCCACTGTACATAACCGGTCCAGAAAAACGTGTAGTGCCCATATTTGCACCTCCTCACAAAAGGTTTTGCTCCAAGGTCTTTGTGAGTGTCTGCCGGGGCAGTCCTTAGAGCTATGTTTCCCGGTTCAAAGGAACCTTACCTAAAAAAGAAGGGCGACACAAGCCGCCCTTCTATTCCTTCAATTGACGAAGAGCTACGCTCCCGGAGTACCGAAAACACCGCGCCAGTCAGAAACACCAAAGCTGTAACGCTCCCGTGCCTTGAAACGCATATTTCCAGTATCGAAGTCACCCTCCATCGCGGTACGGATCGGCGTGCGCTGAAACAACTTAAAACCGTTTGGCGCATCCGTTTTAATGAAGTACGCATCCGTATCAGTCAGGAAGTGGTTAACCGTAGCGCCTTCCGGCAACATCCCCATGGATTTCATGGCATTAATGTCATTATCTGCCGTGCCTGCTCTCAATGTTGAGTTAAGTACACGCTCGGAGATAAATTGCAATTCCTTCGGAATAATTAGTTTCATTCCGCGAACTGCAACTTTTAAGCCACGTTCATCAGTCAATCCGGCAACGTCAATCAGCATCTGCTCAAGAGAAGTCTCATTGAGATCTGCTGCGGTAGACAGCAGATTACGCTGATTACCGGTCAGTGACGGATGTGAAGACGAGCAAAGCGCTGCGCCATCACCTATGGGATAGGATGTGCTAAAGGCATTGTTCAAAATAGCTGCCGCCCTAACCTGTTTAGTTTGCGACATTGAACGTGCCAAAGCACGAGTATACCGAGAAGCCAAACGATCATACAGATTATCTTCGATAGCCTCTTCGGTGATGCTGAAAGCCAGCGCAATGGTGTCATGCGTATAACGAGCAGTGTATGTCTCCTGCGCGTCATCGAATGAAATTGCACTACCTTCACCTTTTACCGGAGCCGTTCCGAAACCGGCAAGCATCACTTCCTCTTCAAATGCACGATCTGAAGATTCTTCTTCGTAGATTTCTGTATCTTCTTTGTCATAACGGTCATATTCAAGCCCGAACAAGGCATTAAGGCCGGGTTCAAGCTCTTTCGCGAGTTGTGCGCGAGAAATAGCCATATTAAACCCCTCCTAAACGCCGGTTGTCGAAGGTGTTCCAGCAGCAATACTACCTTCCGGTGAGTTAAAGCTGTTGTTCAACCTTACGATGGCCTTGATGCCTGCCGCAGAAAAATCTGCATCAGAATCATCTTCTACCCAACCCATAATCCTCAAATGGAGGGCTGCGGTAGTTGCGATGGTGCTGATTGCAAGTGCTGCGGAAGAAACACCTGTGTTAGTAGAACCACTAGTGCCACTGCTAAAGTTTGCATTAGCAAAGACAGCCGCTCTTGCTGTGGCTTTACTTGTCCATGACGCATCCGTTCCAATTATGAATAATTGGTTTGGATCATCAGCGACAAAAGCCTTTACAGGAAAATTGCTGTCTGCCCCAGAACCGGGCCAATAATTTGACCAAACAGTTTTTGAGGTAGTGCTAGATACATATTCACATCCTACGAAAGCGCCTACCAAGCTAACCGATCCACCAGCCGCAGCGCCTACCAGTGAAATATACCCCGTAGAAAGGGGAATAACTGGAGAGCCGTGGTAGATGGCGGTTGTATTGCCATTCGCTATTTCGTAGGGAGTGTAGCCTGTTACACCAGTGGAGTTAGTGCCCTGACCTAATTTCGCGATGGGCTGCAAGCCCCTCGCAGAATAAGTGTTAGCCATAAGTCTTTACTCCAAAAAGGGGTAGTCCACGACTATTTTCGTGGGCCACCTAAAGTTACACGAGATTGACGATCTGGATTGTCAATCTTCATCGTTGAATGGGCATTCTCGCGCATCATGTCGTGATCGACCGCCTCCATTAAATCCTTACTTTTACTATTAAAGTAGTCGGTACGTTCCTGCACTGTTTCCAGTGGAATCCGCGCCAGAATCAAGCCTCCTACACCAAAAACACCTTCATATCGACCTGAATCAATTACCGGAGATTCAAAATCAGGGTATTCATCTTTTCGGACAAGCTCATAGCCTTCACGAAGACGTGCTGAAATGTTTTGACGATCATCAAAACCACGTACTTCAGCCCTTATCCAGCGATGTTTATATCCTTCCGGTGCAGGTGGTGCTTCTAACATGGAGGGGGGAGACCACGGCTTACGCCGCTCTGTTTTCTCCCGTGTGTTTTTTGCGCGAGGAGAACGATCAACTTTGTCGAAACGATCTGTTTCTACTTCCTTTTTCACGTTCTTACTCCTTCACGTATTTCGCGTATTCTTCAAGCGGCACACCCAATTTTTTAGCAATGGCTACTTGGCTCGGGGTGAGACGAACCTTTCTACCTGAGCGCCCGGACGAGGTTGAGCGGGAAACTCCAGCAACTGTCTGAGCGGCACGTTTACCGGTCCCGTTAAATTTTTGCGGAAACTCTCTGCGAATCCGACCATCAAGCTCACTATAATAGTCATCGCTTAATGGGTCAAATCCTTCAGAC